TTCTTTTTCCGCCTCAACCTCGGCCAGGGCAATAGACAGATCCTCGAAGGCCAGTTGCCGCTCATCCTCGGCCAGCTTTTCCGACCGCTTGCCATGCAAGGCATGGTTCATCTCTGCGATCAGATGCTGCTGGCGCCGGGTAATGTCCTGAAGCGCCGCAATTGTTTCCATCAAAGCCACAACCACCGCGCGCTGCGCGACAGGGATGGTGGAAAGGTCAATATCGGGTGCTTCGATCATGCTAGGATTATAGCAAAATTACCCAACAAAAGCACGCAGAATCAACCAGATCATTCACTCTGCCGCAGCCGGTGGGCGTATTTCCAGCGCCTTTACCTTACGCCAATCCAGACCCGCAAACAGCGCCTCGAACTGGGCATGGTTCAGCGCCATCACCCCATCCGTGATGGTAGGCCAGGTGAATGTCGCCTCCTCCAACCTCTTGTAGGCCATAACAAGCCCCGTGCCGTCCCAGAACAAAAGCTTCAACCGGTCCACCCTACGCGAGCGGAACACAAACACCGTGCCGGTGAAAGGATCCTTGCGCAGCACGGATGAGACCAATGCCGCCAAACCATCGTGGCCCTTGCGAAAGTCGATGGGCTGCGTCGAGACCAGCACCCGCACCCGGTGAGACGGAAACATCACGCGCGCTCACCAATCGCCCGCACGATCTCGGCAATTCTTATCGCTGTCGTAGCGCCGTCCAGCCGGAGTGTTACGTCGCCCACGGCAATGTCGATGGATGCAGGGCGCAGCACCTCGGGCTTACTAGGCTGCCCGGAAAAATATGCGTCGGGGACAACAGCGCCCCCATCCGACAGCACGATCGGCGCGAAACAAACCCCATCAGCCTGCGCAGGTAAAACCAACCTACCATCGCGCGCCCGACTGCGCCACTCCGACAGATGGTTCGCCCGAAGCCCATACCGCGCCGCAACAGCGTTTACCGTCACACCGGGCTTCAGGCTCTCGGCCACAATCCGCGCCTTGATCTCATCCGGCCAGCGTCGCTGCCCGTTGGTCCGGATGTCCACCCCGTAGTCCCTGAGAAACTCCACCGTAGTCGCCATCGCGAAACTCCCAACCAATCTCCATCAGGCGTGGCATCGCAGGTCAGGCGAAAATCGGGAAGGTGGGGGCCAAGAAACGCTTACGCTGTACCTTGCCTTGAACTTCACTCCAAATGTTCCGGGCTACGTCTGTCGATGGCGCATAGTGATCGTAAACCTCGCCATTTATCAAATAGTCGGGTTTTTTGGGACCTGCCACCACGGGGTTCTGCAGGACGTTGAAACCGCTGCCAGCGAGCAGTTGGGCGGATTCGTTCTCGCGCCGGATGGCGCGCCGTGTCGCATCGTCATCATTAGGGCTGATCGGCGTAGGTTCACCCGGGCGTGCTTCGACAATGTTCGGACCTGCCTCATCCGGGATCGGCGTGGAGATGATGTTGCCGGTAGGATCTTCGACGGGGGGTGATCCAGTGTGGTTCGGCAGGCCAAGCACCTCGGCCGGGTAGGTTTCAAGCCACTGGTCGATGCGTTCGGGCGTGAACCCGGGAAGCTGCCCGAGGCGTCGTTCATCTTCGGTCAGTTCCGGAAAGACCTCGACCCAACCCTGCGAAAGTGAACCTTCTTCGATGACAAGGCGACCAGCGTCCAGCGCGGCAAGAGCCTCCGCGGCGAGGCGACGCGCGAGATTGACAGCGTCAAGGGCGTTCTCGTTGGGCAATGTGAACAGACCGGGCCGGTACATCTCGTACAGACCTATGGCTTCGGCTATCACGCGTGCACGGTCTCCGCGTTCCGGTGAACCCGACAAAAAGCCATTTTCAGCCAGTGCTAGCGCCTGAGCGTAGGATTGCGCGGCGAGCAATCCCTCAATGGTGCCAAGGTCAGCACCCAAGATGGTGGCGGCATCTCTGACCCGCTGCTCGCGGGCGGACTGCACGAAGCCTTGAAGCAGGTTGTTTGCTTCCAGCGCAGCATAGGCCGCTATCCCCGCAGGTGACCGGGCCAACAGGCCATTTGCCAGCCCGCGTACGATCCCGCCGCTGCTCGGAAAACTGTCTGCCGGTAGCGTAAGCTCTACAAGAATCACATCGTTACGCGATCCTAGTGCAACCGGCTCTGCGACACACCGGCAGTTATGTGCCTGCCCCGGATGACCGCCCGCAGGGGGTTGGTCCCAGCGGAATACCTGATCGTCGAAACCTGCGTGGCTGTCGCGAACCTTGGAATCATCGCGCGAGCGCCAAATGTATTTCTCGATGCCAAGGTCAAGCTGGCGAAGCTGGTTGATCAGGCCCGCAAACGCCCGAAGCAGACGTTCTTCCATGGCGGTTCGCAAAGGGCGAAGGCGCTGGGGGTGGGTCTGATACTCATCAAAGATGGCCGTCAGACGCGCATCCCATTGGCGCAGCGCCTCCTCCTTTGCGTCCGAAACGTCGCGTAGGTCGGCTTCGGTCACCCATGGCACGTTGTCCGGGGGCGTCAGGGCATTGAGCAGCATCCGGGTGTTGTCGGCGATGACGCTGTCAAGTTGGTTGGAAAATCCGGCCCGCAGGTCGGCATAGCCGGGGAAAAGTGACTTGATCGATATGGCTGCGCGATAGCCATACACCGTGCCGTTCTGCTTGGTGACCACATACTGACCGTCGCCGCCATGGCGAAGGAAGTCCCGTAGATTGTGCTGCATGGAACCTCCCGCTGACCCTCGGGATTTGATGTAATCGCAATCGGTTAATGAGCGTTCACCTGACCGTTCGCTGCTTCCGATACAGCAGCGCCTGAAAAATCTGCATAGTTTGCCTCATGCCCATCACCCGCGAAACCGTCCTCGCCGCGCTGCAGGCACGGCTGCAGCCGCTTGCCGCCCATGTTCTGCGGGATGAGGTTCTGCCCGAACGGATCCCCGCGTCCGGTCTGATCATTCTGCGCGACGGCAAGCCGGGCGATCCGGAGGTCACGCTGTCTCCGCTGACATATTTCTGCGAGCATCGGGCAGAACTGGAGGTTGTAATCCAGGCAGGGACCGGAAGCGATTCCCTGTTTGACGCGCTGACATCGGATATTGGCGCGGCGGGGGATGCTGAACGGGCGGTGGACGGCGTACCGGGCGGGCCGCTGATCCGGTCAAAGGATGGATTCTGGTTGGCGATCCCCACACCAGCGGCAGGCAAGAGCACGAAAGGCGGCCGCATCACTCCCGGCGAATGGGAACGCCGTACCGGCCTGCGCCTGCGGTTCATCTACCGCCGCAGAGGACCGAGCCTGCTGGTAGCGGAGGGGCGGCTGAATTCCAAAGGTCGGGCCGTTGCGTCCAGGTCGAAAACCAGACGCGGCGTGGCGACCGTGCCGATCTTTCTGCTGGTCCCGCAGGTCAAATTGCGCAAGCGGCTGGATCTGGCGCGGGATGCAGAGCGAGCGGTGGACAGCGTGCCAGGGCGGATCGTGGCGGGGTGGGTGAGTAAGCAGGACTCAGCGATCTGACGGTTACGAATGCCTTAACGAAAGCCTGATAGGCAGGAGCACAAAGCCTCCATGGGGACCGTTTCATGTTCGTTGACCAGAAATTGTATCAAAAGGCGTTTCAGGCATACCTGCGCAAGGGAACGCCCATCGAATGGTCTATCAAGCAGGAACGCCCCACGACGCACTATATCTGGCGGACTCGCGACGACGAGAATGTGCGCCCCAGTCATGCAGCCAACAACGGACAGGTGTTTGCGTGGGACGATCCACCCCCGACAGGCCACCCTGGCGAAGACTACGGATGCCGTTGCACGGCCGAGCCGTACGATCCAGAGACAGCCGAAAGTCTCACAATTTCACTGCAAGGCGTTTCCGACAGCTCGACCGTTTGGGGCAGCCGCGACTTTGTCAGGCATTACTATCAGGGAGGTGGTCGCGCTGTAACGGTGCGTGAGACTGGCAATCTTGGGCAGTTGGTCGCAAGATACATGGAGATCGCAGAGGATCGGATCAAAAGGCAAATCGCCGAAAAGGCGAGAGAGGTGCGGAATGGTGCACTTTCAGGCGACTTCATTCGGACCTACGACATGACAGGTCTCGTCTTCAGCGTGGGTGACACAACCATCGGCGGGGCGTTCATGGGGCACGCAACCGAGCGTAACGGCAACATTGACGTCTTCGGCGAACTCGAATTCTACCTCAAAGACGAGTTTTCAGACCCGCTCGACATTGGCGTGGAGGCAATCGATATCCCCGAAACGATCTTCGAAAATCTGCTTCGACCTTTCGAAGATCACGGGCGCAGTCGCCTCGGTCTGCCTTCCAGCGGCCCTCAGAGGCTTGGCATCCACACCGGCGAGCCATATGCGATAACGGATATATGGTCGGGGCGCTTTGCGGGACGGGTCCGCACCGATCCCCGATACAGCGCATTTCGATAGCAGAACGGTAGGCAGCTCGCTTGAAGGGTCACGGAGACAGCCAGCTGGCAGGAACGGCAAAGGCAGCGATTGCATTCGCCTTGATTGGCCTTTTGCTTCCAGCCGCATGGCTGTTCACTGCTTACGACAGGAAGTACCGAGTTTGTGTGCCGTTGAAAAACGGGCTGTACCTGGGCTACGAGGCAATCTTCGATCTGAGCAGGCCCTATTTCAAGCCCATCGCCGTGCCGAAGTTCCCGGATGGAACTCCACTGATCCGCGACGAAACATGGGCAATCTTTGTGACAGAAACAACCATATATGGTTTGGCCATGGGTCTGTCACCCGACGAGGACTTTCGCTTCGCATGGCGATCAGACGTTGGCCTAGTACGTCAGCAAGACCATCAGGCGACCTACGACGCCTTGATCGCTGAGGCTGGTCCTGCAAACTTGGATATCGAAATTGATAGTGTAGGCACTGGCTGGCTCCTCAACGAATTACTCAGGCAGCAGCAGCCTGTAAGTGACCGCTGCCCTACGTCGCTTCTCACTTGGTAATGAATGCCCACCATCCGCGAAACCATCCTCGCCGCTCTGCATGTGCGGCTGCAGCCCCTTGCCGCTCTCACTCTGCGCGATGAGGTCCTGCCAGAGCGGATTCCGGCGTCCGGGCTAATCATCCTGCGCGATGGCCAGCCGGGCGAACCGGAGGTGACGCTGTCGCCCTTGCGCTACCACTACCAGCACCGGGCCGAACTGGAGGTTGTGGTCCAGGCGGGCACCGGCCGGGCCAGCGTTTTTGACGATCTGATCGCCAGCATCGGCACGACGCTGGAAGCTGACCGTACGTTGGGCGGCCTCTGCGACTGGGTCGAACCCGAGGCCCCGGCATCCGTCGATCTGCCCATCGAGGGCGCGGCAGCGCTGAAGGCAGCGGTGATCACCGTCGTCTTGCACTACACCACCAACGGCCCCCTGGCCTGACCATCCCAACATAAAGGAGACCCCCATGGCACGTGCGCAAGGCGCGCGGGCGCAGATGGCGCTTGCGTATGAGACGGTTTACGGCACCCCGCCGGTCAGTGGGTTCCGGCTGATGCCCTTTGCCCGGACGACGCTCGGGTCGGAACAGCCGCTGCTGGAATCCGAACTGCTGGGCTATGGCCGCGATCCCTTGGCTCCGATCAAGGATGCGGTGACGGCTGACGGTGAGGTGGTGATCCCCATCGACGTCGAGGCCTTTGGGTTCTGGCTCAAGGCGGCCTTCGGTCAGCCCGTCACCACCGGCACGACGCCCAAAACGCACACCTTCCAGTCGGGCAACTGGACGCTGCCCAGCATGGCGATTGAAACCGACATGCCGGAGGTGCCCCGCTTCGCGATGTATTCCGGCTGCGTGCTGGACCAGCTGACCTGGCAGATGCAGCGCTCCGGCCTGCTCACGGCCACTGCCCGAATAGTGGCGCAGGGCGAAACCATCGCTGCCGCCACCGCCGCAGGCACGCCCACGGCGCTGGGGCTGCAACGCTTCGGCCACTTCAATGGCACCGTGAAACGCAACGGCAGCAGCTTGGGCAATGTGGTCTCAGCCGAGATCACCTATTCCAACAATCTCGACCGGATCGAAACCATCCGCGGCGATGGGCGCATCGATGGTGCCGATCCTGCCATGGCCGCCCTGTCGGGCCGGATCGAGGTGAGGTTTTCCGACACCACGCTGATCACCCAAGCCATCGACGGCACGCCCTGCGAGCTGGAGTTCAACTACAGCCTTGGGGCCAACGCCAGTTTCATCTTTACGGCGCACGCTGTCTACCTGCCCCGCCCGCGCATCGAGATCGCCGGGCCGCAAGGCGTGCAGGCAACTTTCGACTGGATGGCCGCCAAGGCCACCAGCCCGGCGCGCATGTGCACCGCCATCCTCATCAACACCCTCGCAGGATACTGACCATGATCCGTTTGAACCTGACCGCCACACCCCAATGGCTGGACCTCGCCCCTGGCTTGCGCCTGCTCGTCGGACCCTTGACCACCGCGCTGATGGTTGCCGCACGCGCCGATCCGGCAATCGAAGCCTTGCCCGACGGCGCCAGCCAAGAGTCGCTGGCCCTCGCGATGGCCAAAGCGGTCGCCCGTCGCGCTGTGTTGGATTGGGAAGGTGTGGGCGATGACGCCGGGAATGTCGTGCCCGTCACCCCGGAGGGGATCGACGCCCTTCTGGAAATCTGGCCAGTCTTCGAGGCATTCCAGACCATGTATGTTGCCAAGGGCTTGATCCTGGACGTGGAAAAAAACGCCTCCGCGCCCTCGCCGACTGGTCCTTCGGCGGGGGCGACCGATACTGCGCGGCCTGCCAAGTTGCCTGCCCCGACTGCCCCGCAAGGCTGAACCGGCAGCAAACGCCGGAGGGCTGGCAGGTCTGGGATTTGGTCGGCCGCTTGGGTGGCCAGTTGCGGGTGATTGAACCGCTCTGGATTTGCCGGAGGCCTTCAACCTGACTAAGGATGAGGGCTATGGAAAAGAGCAAGACATCAAATCGTTATTCACCCGAACTGCGTGCGCGTGCCGTTCGCATGGTGCTGGAGCATCAAGGCTCGTACGAAACGCAATCTGCGGCGGTCGCTGCGATTGCCCCGAAGATTGGCTGCATCCCAGAGACATTAAGGGTCTGGGTTCGGCAGGCGGAAAAGGACAGCGGGGCACGAGATGGTGCGACCAGTGCTGAACGCGATAAGATAAAGGAACTGGAACGCGAGGTGCGTCAGCTTCGGCAAGCAAATGAAATCCTGCGCAAGGCGTCGGCTTATTTTGCTCAGGCGGAACTCGACCGCCCGTTCAAGCCATGATCGGCTTTATTGACGATCATCGCGTGGTTCATGGGGTCGAGTCTATCTGCAGGGTGC